AGCATATCGTTGGTTGGGTTGGGGTATCAAAGGAGCACGGGAAACTTACGCTTATAACTACACTAAGAAGATGGTACTGGCATGATCAAAAAAATTCTAGACAAACTTTTTAAAAAAGAAGAACACCTGGAGTGTGCCATTGATGATGAGTCAGTGGATTGTAAGGAACTTGAAAATGATCCACTAGAATACATTGAACCTTATGTTGGGGTTGCTTGTCCTACAGAACTAAATACTGATCCCTGGTTTGGTCCACCAGTCAAGACTGAAAAACAACTTGAACGTGAAGAACAAATGAAGATTGAAGAGCAGAGCAAACCAAAAGTTGAAAAAGAATCTAAAGAACCTGACAACATCCATGAAGTGATGTATAATCTGGCTACTAAAAATCAAAACACAACCATCCAACTCAATCCTCCTGGTGGTTCTGAGAACTATCAGTCTGGACCAGGTGGTTGGAGTTCTGGCACAGGTCAAAATCAATTCCGATGAGCAAAGAAGATTGGCGTTACAGCGAAGATAAACTCAAACTTCGCGAACAAGCACTTAGAGTTCTCCTGACTAAGTACGGGCATCAAATGGATGGTGTCACTCCAAAATATAGTAACAAGTCAATCTATGAATGTGCTCATGATTGGGTCTCCCAAGGAAATGTCAGTACATCTGGAATTATTAAATACTTTGAGGCATACTACACATGAAAAAAATGATGATCGCGGTTGCTGCGGTAGTGGCAGCTGCCCTTCCTGCCCTTTCCGAACCAACAAAGGGTTATTACACTTACGATGCCATGGGATGCATGTTACTACGGGAGTGTAAAAAGGATGTCGAGAGAGTCACTAGTCTTCAGGATTTTGCAGTTTACCATCCCGATACTGATTATAGTGTTATTGCTGATGAGTTTAACTCAATGGTCCGATCACTTAATGCAGTCGGAGTTAAAGTTTTTCTAGCACATCCAAAGTATTTCCCTGCCAATCATCGTGGTGTTTATCATACGGTAAGTAACAACTTCTACTTGAATAGGGATTTCATGGGTAGACCTGGCACTCTAATGTCTGTGATGCGTCATGAGGGATGGCACGCTGCACAAGACTGCATGGCAGGTTCCATCAAGAACTCTATGATTGCCATCATTAAACCTGAAGAGGATGTGCCTATGCTCTGGAAGGAGATGGTAAGGCGTACTTATCAACCTTCAGCAAGACCCTGGGAAGCAGAAGCAACCTGGGCAGGTAAGACTGCTAACATGACCGAAGAGGCACTAAAGTCTTGTGCTCGTGGCACTATGTGGACTGACTATGAACCAACACCAATGACTCTTGAGTGGCTTAAAGAGGAGGGTTATATCAAATGAATTTTTTGATTGCTACATTGGCACCTGTCTTCATCACTAGTCCTATCACTAAGGAACCCGTCAGGGTTCCTGATTCTGTTGTTGCAACATGTCAGAGAATCATGGAGTTCAGTGTGTTTAAAGAAGACAAGACTCCTATTGAGGAATTGAGAACTCTTGATTGTTACTATATGAACATGGGTCATTATAGTCTTCCATATGATCTTTATTTTCCAGAGGATCGATACCCAAGAAAACAAAAAACTAAATAATAATAGTCTAAAGCAGTAAAACACAGACTAAACCACCCAAGACAAATTCCTTGACATAATCTTCATAAGTCTAGTAATGTAGAATTTGTTGTTGGACAACAAGCATTTACATATGACACATTTAACAAGGGATGTGTTAATCAAAACCATCGTCGCTGAAGAGATGTCCAGTAGAGATGGAAATGATTACCTCCAATCCTTAAGAGATGCGTATCATAGATGGGAGCACGAATCAAGTTATGCTCTCTGTCAACAATTCAATAAAATTAAACACACAAACCTGACAGTAGAACTTCTTCAACCCTAAATAAATCTGCCATGCTTTTACAACATGCCAGAGGAAGTCAAGAAAGATGAACCCAAAAAGAAGGGTCCACTGGGAAAACTCAAGGAAAAAGTTGAGGACTCTGAAGAGCAACTGGCTATTCTTAGTACCTTTGTCCGCCTTGGTATTCTTGTGTGGTCTGGGGGTATACTCACGTTGGCATACATCAAACTCCCACCAGCACTCGGTATCCCAGAACAGAAACTTGATCCCACATTCATCGCCAGTGTCTTCACTGGAGTTTTAGCCACGTTCGGGGTCCAGACTGCGAAGGGTAAGAATGGTGGTGGTGCTGCTGGTGGTGGAGGAATCTCCAAGGCAGATATGGAGAAACTGATCGAGAAGGCATCGGCAACTGCTCCTGCTCAAACAATTCGTATTGAACAGGCACCAATCACTATTGGACGAGATAATGGCGAACCCCCGATCAAACCAACCATTTAAATGGGTAGTTCTGGGTGTGGGTACACTATTTGGTGTTGCCCACATTGGTGTGTTAGGACATCTTATTAACCAGAAGAAACTCCCTATAATTAATTTACCTGTGGGAGACTACACATCTTACACTGTGGAAGCAGGTGAGGATGGATATAGAATTCAATATAGTGCTAATGATCCAAAGGTACTCGGCGTGCGTCAGCACGTTGATAAGAACAATGGTTTCTTTGGAATCGGTGGCAATTCAGTAATCACAAAAGAAGAAGAGTATACCATGGATGGTGCCCGCCATATGGGTGGAGGTGCTGAGGGAAAGTTGAGTGCTCAAAACCTAGAATGCATCAAAGCGGAGGGCGCTGGAGAATCAACAGGGAGGATGGTAGGTGCTAGTGTCGGAGCTGGGATTGCTCCTATCTTCACTGGCATTCCTTATGTTGGTTGGTTGATATCTGGTTGGGCAGTGATGTTAGGACAGGATACTGGCGCAGAGATAGGCGGTGAAGTAGCAACAATGATGAGGGACTGTGAAGATGAATCTATTTCTGAAACCACTGAATGATGTAAACGATGTGACGTGGAGCATTATTGTTATGCTTCTCTTACTTTTAGCGGGAGTTATATATGTTATCGTCTATATAATGCAGTATGATGATAAACATGATGACCACATTATTAGCGCAAGCACAATTGAACCTAACGGAAGCGTGGAACATGAGCTGGGGGGAGGGGATTCAATTTCTCCTGATGCTGACGTTTCTATACTGGTTGAAGAAGAGAATAGACCTGAACTTCGCGAAGAAACAAGCGAAGACAATGGTTCACAAAGTCAAAATCGTGGAGGAATAAAAGATGGGGGCGATGACACCACCAAGTCGGAAGAGTTGTTATAACTTCCGAGTGATCGAAGTAACGAAAGTTCTTGATGGAGATACCATAGATGTTCTTATCGATCTCGGATTTGATCTCTATAAAAAAGAACGAGTTCGTATCGCTGGCGTCGATACTCCTGAAAAACGAACGAGAGACTTGGAAGAGAAAGCGCTCGGAATCGATGCCACCAACTGGCTTAAAGATAAATTGGAAGGTGCTATCAATGGTACTGATGATCTTGTTATTCGTACAGAGCTTGTTGGGGGTGTGGGTAAATATGGTCGCCTTCTCGGTTGGTTATACATTGGGGACGGAACGATCTCAATAAATGAACATATGATTGCTGCTGGTTATGCCTGGGAGTATGACGGCGGCACCAAACAGAAAAACTTTGAGGAACTCAGAGAAATTAGACGTAGAAACGGTACACTAGTATGAAATTCTTATTTGCCTTACTTGCTACACTTTTCCTTGCTGCTCCTGCGTGGGCAGTAGATGTCCAGATGGGATCCAATGGCAACCTTGTTTTCGATCCTGCGGAAGTTACGATATCCGCTGGTGAGTCAGTTCATTTTGTTAATAATATGCTTCCTCCTCATAATGTAGTGGTGGAAGATCATCCAGAAATCTCTCATGAGGGATTAGCAATGATTCCTGGTGAAGCATTCGATGTTGCGTTTGCAGAACCTGGGGATTATACATATTGGTGTGCTCCACATAAAGGTGCGGGTATGATTGGTACTGTGCATGTTGAGTAATGATTTCACATATTTTCGTTTTTGGATTCATCACTCTACTGACTATTACCATGGAAATGACTTGGCCTGTTAAAAACAAGAGGTTTTAAAAATGCAAAAAGTAATTAATGTCTTAGCAATCTTATCATTCGTAGGAACTGCTGGTATCATTGGTGGAGGAACAGTTGTTTATCTCCGTCGTGACGCTATCGCTGAAAGAGTCAAAGAGAATGTCACTAAGGCAGCAACAGAAGCAATCACAAATGCTCTGCCTGGTATGCTGGATAGTGCTGTTCCTGAACT